GTGCTATATGCGCGCAGAGGTCGCCTACCTAAAGGAGTTAAAAGCCCTCAGCCAAAAGCGGACCGAAAAGGACAAAGCCAAACCGTCCAAACACTGAGGGCGCAACACCCGCTCAAATACCTGCTGCACATCGCAAACCTGCCCAAAAGCAGCTTTTACTACCACCGTCAAGACCGGCCCGACCCCGACGCAGCCGACAAAGCCCTTATCGCCGAAATCTACGAACAGCATAAAGGACGCTACGGACAAAGGCGCATTGCCGCAGCATTGGGTTGGAACCGCAAAAAAGCAGCGCGGCTGATGAGGCAGCTAGGACTGAAAGCCCTCATACGGGCGAAAAAAGCCTACCGCCATCCCGCCATGGGCGAGATATCGGAACACCTCCTCAAACGCCGGTTCACAGCCCGAAAGCCCAACGAAAAATGGCTGACCGACGTGACCGAACTCAAAGGAAAGGACGGCAAACTGTACCTCTCGCCAATATTGGACTTGTTCAACCGCGAGATCGTCGCCTACGCCATGAGCCGCAGAGCCGACAGTGAAATGGTGAAGGAAATGCTCGAAAAAGCCGCACCCCGTCTAACTGATAAAGGAACGATGCTTCATTCCGACCAAGGCGTGCTTGAAACCCAATGAGATAAATATATAGGAATGATGAGATAAATGGGAAGAAGTGGGATGATGGGGGATGAGGTGGGATGGGAAAAGTGAAAAAGAGTTGCAAATAGTGCAACAAAAAACGGACGGTTTTTTATCGTCCGTTTTTTGTTTTCAGAGTCCTTTTTTGAGGGCGTCGATGGCGATGTCTAGGATTCGGCGTTCGGCGTCCGGTTGGAGTTCGCCGTTGCCGTTGATGGGGAGGTAGGGGCGCGCGGGGAGGTTGGTTTTGTGGCCGCGCCCCGCTTGGCCGCCGAGGTGGTGGATGGCGGCGTATTTTTTGTTGCTGCCGATGCGGGCATAGTTGCTGCCGACCTGTGTGGTCAGGCTGGCGGCGAGTTGCCCGCTTTTTTGCAGGGTTTTGCCTCCTTCGTCTGCGGCGCGACGGCTTTGTTTCCACCGCTGTCCGCCCCAACCTTCGGATTCGAAGTTTTCTTCTGTCATGGACAGCAACTCGGTGGCGATGCCCCGCATCATGGCGCGGGTATCGGTGGCGTTTTTGAGCAGTGTACTTAGACCGTGGTCGAGCCTCTCTGCATCTAATTTAATCTCAAGCATGGTCAGCCCCTCAATAATTCACGCACCCATGCCAATGATTCGGGGGTTAGGGCGTTTTTGAATTTTCGGTTAGCCATCATGGTCTTGATGGCGATACGGGCGATGTCCGGATGGGTTGCCTGCGCCTTGTCTATGGCGATTTGCGCCATGCGGGACAGCATGGATTTGCCTTGGTTGGCATTAAATCCCGCATTGGGGGCGATAAATTTATTGTTGATGCGGATGCCGGTACGCTGTGCGTAACGCTCCTCGCCGGTATAGGGATTTGAACCTATATCGACGGTAATGGTTTCGAGTGTCGGGCGGGGTTGGACGCGTCCCTCACCCGCACTGCGCGAGAGGGGTTTGACGCGGCACCGACAGCGGAAATCAAGCGGCGGATATAAGGTATCCCAAACAGGGTCGTCGGCGGCATAGACACGGTTGTGCATCATACGGTGGGTTTCGCGGGTGCGGTTGTCGTTGATGGCGACGTACTGCCAATAAGGGTGTGTGTCGATGGAGTCCATCATTTCGGCGTAGCGGCCTGCCATGTAGGCTGACTGCATATTGGTCAGATAGATGGTTTTCAGGCGGTGGGGGCTGCCAAGCTGTACGCTTTGGGTTTCGCCTTCGGGATTTTTAATTTCCCGCCTGCCCCACCAGCCTTTGCGTTGTAAGACGGGGGCGAGTTCGCGGCTGAACTCTTCCATCGTCCGGCCTTGTTCGGCGGCATCGACAACGGCGGAATAGATGTCGGAGAGTACATCCATTTTGGCGGTTTTGGCCACCGTAAAGGCAGTGGCGTGCGCGTCGTCCAACATATCCTGCCAATCCCAAGATACGGCAATGCCTTTTTGCTTGAGATAGGCGACGGCGGCTTCCGGCGTCATGCCGAAGACGGCTTTAATATCTTCGGGGGTCACGATTTAATCTCCCGCACTACTTCAACTTTCCCAACCAATTCAGAAAGAAAAATCAGGCGTGCCAACTCGTTTTGCAAGGCGGTATCGTCCATATTCGGATAGGCGGCGGACAGACGGTCGAGCAGGTTTTCGGCGGTTTCTCCACGACTTAATTCGGCCACTAGGGCGGCAGTCAGCCGGTCGCCTTGTTTATTTAGGATGCCTGTATCGGGGGCGAGTCCGTCGATGACCAAACCTGCATCCGGCAAATCAAACTCGGCGAAATCGGCAGCCCTGCCCCCTTGGGTTGGTTGGACTTCGTCCGCCAAGTCGCCGTCCTCAAGGCCGTATGTGCGCTGCCAGTATTGGTTGGTAAACTTGGCACCGGCATCCGTCATCAATTTGTCCCGCTCGGCACGCTCTTTTGTGCCGCTCTCTTCGTTTTCGAACAGCACGAATTTTGGCGCGGATACGTCCCCGAAATTAATTTCCACCACCCACTCTATCAACTGATTGAGTGCAGTCTCGACGATACGGGTATCGCCGTCACGGATGTCGTCCGTTACCTCCAAACCAGCGGTCGCGCTGGCGTGGGTACTGTCTTTTTCGGTGGTTTGGTCTTGTCCGAGCAGCGCAATGCTGATTTCGGAGCGGCAATAACGGATGAGCTTGTCGTAGGCATCAATAGATGATGCCTTGCCGCTTGCCTCGTGGATTTCGACACTGGAATCGTTGGGGATGGTGCCGACGCTGTTGCCGATCAGGGCTTCAAGCGCGTCTAACAGTTTGTCGGTATCCTGAGGGGTGTTGGAACGCGGCTCTTTACCAATCAGCCAAGGCGCACCGTACTTTTCGGTGAATTGCATCCAGAATTTAAGGCCGCCGCGTTTGAAGGTGACCAGCCAAAAAACCAAGCCCAAATCGCCCAAACCGTAGGGGTTTAGATAATCTGCCTCGTGTGTCGGGCAGAGGAACTTATAAGGCGGGGGAACCGTATCGGTCATCAGCCCGTTTTGGATGTAACGCAGCTCGCCGTCGTCGTTGAAGGCGAACCACTCTTGCGGCTTGGCGATGATTTCGTCAGGCAGCCATGCAGAATCTGTACGCCAAATCAGCTCGATGGGCTGGTAGCCGTAAAAAACGGCGTTTAAAACGTCTTTAATCAGGCGGTAAATATCGGTTTCAGCCAGCCAGCTATCGATAAAATCCCGGACATTTTTAGGCGTATCGTCGCCCTCAAGCCGCCATTCGAGGCGGGCGACGGCGGCTTTTCGGCGACGCACCAGCGAGCCGACCAAGGGGTCGCGCATCAGCTCGCGGTAAACGGAGATTTGCCTGCCCATTTTGCGCAAAACAGGGTCGGGATTAGGCAGCCAGCCGTTAAAACCGCTGAAAAATTGGCGGGAAACGGCGAGATGTGCAGATAAATCCTGCGGCTTGAAGGTCATGATGCCTTGACTGGTTTTGAGTTTGAGGTGGGGTTTGGGCATGATATGTACTCTTTAAATACCTTAATAACCTTTGGTTAATGCGCTTTTTCGGCGGATTCGGCGGCTGGCTACGCGTATCGGTCCGGTATTCAGCTCGCGGCTGGCGTAATGGGCAAGGACAAAGGCAATCGCCGCGTCGCCGTGGCGTTTTTTGCCGTCTTGACCTTTGGTGCGTACATCGGGGATGCGCGGCACGCCTCTGACCAACTCGAAGGCGCGCAGGTCGGTCAGGATGTCTTCGTCTTTTGGGATTGCGTCCAACGTGCCGTCTTCGAGGGCGGCTTTGAACGGCGCGGTATGGGTGCGGTACCAGTTTTCCGAGAGCATGACCGACTCGCATACCTCCGCGCCAAATTCGTCGCGCATGGCTTCGGCGATTGACTGACCGTTGCCGCGCGCGTCCAATGCTGCTCCGCGCAGATTGGGTAAGCCGTGCAACAGGTGTTTCATAATTTGCTCTTGTTGGGCAAACGGCATATTGCCCAACTCCAATACGAACGGCGGCTTAAGGCTTAAATTAGGCTGCTGCAATAAAGGGACGATGACGGTACGGTCTCCGCTGCGGGCAAAGTCTTCGCCCACAAAGGAAACCCGGGTTTTATCCAAACCGTCGAGCAGCGGTTGCAGGGTGTCGGCTATCCAGTCCGCTACTTCGGCGGCGCGGCGCGGCTCGGGCAAGAGGCCGAACTCATCGCTTTGGTCGTATCTGATAACCGGCGTATAAGGACTCATACGGCTTTCAATCAAGGCTCGGTTGAGCCATTTGCCGCCGCCGTTTTTAGGGATGCAGTCCAACTCTTCGGATGCATCGTCGCCGTAGAAATCACGAATCTCTTTGCACCATGCCTCCTCTCCCTCTTTCGTCCACTCTTTACCCAAACGCAGGCAGATGCGGCGGTAGAGGCCGTCTGAAACGGCCTCGTCGAAAGTAATGCGGTGGATGGAGTACGGCTTTTTGCCCGCACGGATGTCGGTAATCAGCTCGTTGAACGGATTGTCCACACCGTCATGGGTAGAGATGATGTGTACCTGACCGCCCCACATCAGCAATGCCATTGCCGCTTTGAGCAGCTCGCCGAGCTGCTCGTGGAACGCCGCCTCGTCAATGATGACGCGCCCCTGCTTACCGCGAAGGTTTGAGGGGCGGCTGGATAAGGCGGTAACGCGCCAGCCGGACGCGAAACGGATGACGAAGGCGAGGACGGATTTTTTGTCGTCTCCTTCGACAAACACTTCTTCGGTTTCTTCGATTTCGCCAGCCGCAAAGCCGTAGAATTTCGCCCAGTTGGCACAATCGCGGATAAACTCCAAAGCCATGTCTTTGTTGTAGCCTATGTACCATGCGTCCATGCCGCCCGATGAGGCGGCAAGTAAGGCGGTATCGGCAGCCTCGCCCCAGCTCAGACCGATGCGTCGGGATTTTTCGCAGAGTTTGACGGGAGAGTTATCGGCGCACCAACGCTGCTGGTAAGGCAGCAATACCGATGGCGTGCGGTCTTCGGTTTTGGGCAATGTCATGATGCGATACCTAAAATCTGTTTGCGGATGGCTTCGGCAGCCGCGTCGGACAGCCCGCCTTTTTTTGCCTGCTTGGCCACGTTTTCGGCGGCGGCTGCGACTTTGGCTTTAACTTTTGCCTGATATTCTTTGAGGCGTGTGCTGGCTGATGTTAGAGTCGCGATATTTTTGGCCGATTTCGCAACCATGCTAAACCTGTCTACAGCCGATAAGTCTTCCATTTCACCAATTTCCAACATGGCTTCAAATAATTCGGACTGCACCATTGCAACCAATGCTTCGCTACGGGTATCGCCTTCATCGGCTGCGCCTTCGGCAATCAGGCGTGCCGCTTCGGTGCTGGATTTGATGGCGGCAAACCGACGCTGTACTTTTTGGCCGTACCGATGGGCGGCGGAGCGGCTGATTTCGTAGCCCTGCTGCTGCAACCATTCGGATAATGCCTGATAGTCGGCGAAGCCGTTTTCGACGAGTTTCCGTTCGAACTCGTGGCGTACGGCTTCGGGGAGTTGGTCGATGACGCTGCGTTTTGCCATATCAGCTCCACACTTTTTCGGGGCGGGCGATACCGGCGCGGCATTCGACCGTGTATTCGGCAATATCGACACCCAAACTGGTCAGGTCGGCAAACCACAAGCCGTGCGGTGCTTTATTCAGCTCGACCATTTTGCGGTCGGCAAGGTAGTCGAGCTGCTGGCGCAGTTCGGTGGCGGTGGTCTGCGGGTAAATCGCATTCATGATGTCCAGTAGGAAGGTCTCGCTGGTGGTGTGCGGGCGGGCTTTATTAAGGGTGTTGATGATGTTCCAACGCATCCCCTCGCGGCGTTGTTTGGCAATCAATTCTTGGCTAATCATTTCTTTACGCTTTCCATTTTGTAGATTTCGGTGAGTTTCTCGGCGACGTTGTCGAGCTTGGCTTCGAGAACGACCTGATTGCGGATGTAGTCTTCCCGCAAAACATAGGTCAGGGGCAGGCCGGCGTTGAATTCCGCCAGTTTGTTTTCCATGATTTCTACTTTGCCTTGCAGGCGTTCCTGCTGTTTTTGGCGTTCGTCCTGCTGCTCGCGAAATTGCGCCAGCAGCATTTTGCCGAAGGTAAAACAGATGCCGAGGAAGGAGAGAAGAAAGCCGACAAGCTGCCAAAATTCGATGTGTATAAAGGTTTTTTCCATCGTTTACTTACCTCGGGAATCCGTGTTCAAAATACTCTTGACAGCCTATGCAGCGGGTGCAGCCTCTCACAGCTCGCCGCCTGGCTTCGGGAATGGGGGCGCCGCAGTCTTCGCAATGACTTAGGCTTGCGGTGTTTTCAGACGGCGTTTGGTGTTTCGCCAAGGCTTCCGCCAGAAATTCGGCTTCGCGCTCGGATGCGCGGTCGGCAAAATCAGTCATTTTTCAGACGGCCTTTCGTGTACCAGTCCTGCCACCCGGAGACTTGGACTTCCAATTTTTGGCAGTATTCGCCGTAACGTACGGCATGGTTTAAGAGTTGTTCGGGTGAGCCGCCGGTCGGACGCTCGGGGCGTTCGTATTTGACCAGCAGCCCGTTAGATACAGGCGGCAAATCCACTGTCGGTACGGTTTTAATCGGGGTATCCGAAGGCACGGTTGTAGAGGTGCAGGCTGTTAGAACCGATACCGTTAAAACCATTGCCGTCTTTTTGAATCGCGTCATGCGTTTGCTCCTGTAAGGTGTTTTTGGTTTTATCCAGCTCGCTCAGGGCGGATGCCAGCTCGATGCTTTGACGCTGCGCGAAGTCATGCCAACGCTTCGTTTCCGCCTGCGCTTTTTTAAGCTCGTCGGCGTATTGTTTGGCTGCCGCCATTGACGAGTTTTGGTAGGCGGTAATCAGGGCAGTTTGCTTGGCATCGGCTTTGTCGGCGGCATAGTGATAGCCGTTTAGCCAGATGCCTAACACAATCAATGCACGCCATGCCAATGCCGTTTTGTTTTTGTAAAAAAAATCAATCATTGCCGCTCCATTCTTCGGGATTCGCGGATTTTTTGATTTCCGCCAACTGCGGTACGGCGGCAATACCGCGTTTGATTAAGGCGTAGCCGCCGACCATCGCGCCGTATGCCCACCAAAGCCATTCGGGGGCATCGGGCGAGAGCGAGAATTTATAGGTCATCGCTGCGGCGGCAACGTTTGCCCATAATTTGGTATGGCTGATTTTCCCGGTTGCGGGATTGGAGACTAAACCGCCCAGCCATCGGAAAAAGCCGGTCATTTTTGACGGTTTTTCTTCGCGGCGCGTTTCGCTGCCGCTACCCCGCTTGGACGGTGAGGCATCGTCCGGCATCCCTGAGAAGGTATAGCTGAACGAATGCCCAGATCGACGCTGAAACTGGGAGACATCACGGCGGCCATTAGGGCGAATAAAGACTTTTTTGACATGATTGCTCCTTTTTTAATCAATGTTGTCCGCTGATGCGTGGATCAGGTTTTGCGCGACGCGGCGGACCCAACCTTTACCGAAAGACGTGAACGTACCGAGCTTGGTATAAAAGACCAGACGCTCGGCGTTGAACCGCAATAAAAGGTCGTTTTCGGGGAGGGAATTGATGGCTTTGAGACTGATTTCGCCGATGATGCCGTCGTCCGGCACGCCTGCGGCGCGTTGGAGCATACGGGCGGCATTGCCGTAACCGTGGTTGACGCAGGCATCAAAAAATTGGAAAGCGACCGCTTCGGGCATTTGGTCGGCGTGGTAACGCTCCCAAAATGCCTTTCGGTAAATGCCGATAGCCTGTTCGCGGGTCATGGTACGCATGGAACCGTTAAAGCCGTTTGCCATTGCGGTACGCTTGGTGACGCCCCAGTTGGTTTCGCCGCCTGGGTCTTTGGGATGGTTGACGTAGCTGCCCTCATGAGAGAGGACGCGGTTGATGAATTGGTTGAATTTGTCTGACATGGAAAATCCCTGTATTGAGGTTGAAATCAATACAGGGATTTTAGGAAAGGTCGTCTGAATGGGCTTTTAAAGGGGGTTAAAACCTGCCGGAAGCTAAGGTGTAATACACAGCTCAACTTCGGGATTGCATTTATCGCTTTTCATATATGCTTCATTTGAATCGTCCATTGCCTCAATCTGCATAGGTATATCCGATTTTGCCAACATGGAAACACTTTTTTGCTTACGATTGACCGTAATGAAATAATCCACTCCATTTTGATTATAAGTGGCTTGCATTTTTTTGACGGCAGTCTGAATGGCATCCATAAATGCCAAACGGTCTATCTCATAATCCAACGCAATAGCTGTGTAATACATACTCACTAAGCAATTGTTGATTCTTTGAGTTTTCGCCAATGTATTACAATTTATCCGGACGTTCTCAAAAATATCTCCTTCCTTGACCAGTTTTGCAGACAACGTAATGCCATTACCAAGGTCTTTTGTTTGACGTGTCTTGCCCGCAACAATTGATATTCTTGGGAACAAATCCATCATTCCATTGTTCAATTCATTGAACCGTTCCGAAAATGTTTCAGGATGAGGACCAATCATCCCTCCTGTTTTCATCACTCCTCCTGCATTAACCAAATGTGCAGCAGCCAATAAGAAAATTCCAATATATATTCTTGTTTTCATTCTATTTCTTTCAGAAATCATCTTTTCTTTTTCGGACAATTCTTGCCGCTTCCGCCCGGGTTGCAGTCGCAAGCTCGTCCGTCGCCGTCCCTGTCCAAACTCTTCCAGCCACTCAATCCTGATTTTTTGCGGGCTTCATAAAATTTCTGCGCTGCCTGCTGCGTCGGAAAGTCTTTGCAGCTTTTCGCCAAAGCGGGGGCGGATGCGGAAAACATCATAACAGACACCAGCAATGTCAAATAACCCTTTTTCATTTTGTCTCCTTAATACAGGTCTTTGGATACCTGAACCACCTGCCCGATGACCTGTATGTCGGGGTGGTCTGCCAGCATCAGCGGCATGGGCGGATAGGTTGTGTTGTCGGAAATCAAGAGCAGGCTGCCGTCGATTTGGCGTTGGACACGCTTTACCCATAAAACGTCGCCGCTGCGGATAACGTAAATCTGGCCGTCGCGCGGATTGGTTTTGGAGGTGTCAACCAGCAGCGTGTCTTTGCTGCTGATGGTCGGCTCCATACTGTCTCCTTTGGCTGTAACGATGTTGAGGTCTTGCTCATGCAGGCCGCGCTGGAGCAGCCAGTCTCGCCGGAACGCCAGATGATTGGCGGGGTCGGTTACGCCGTAGGCGGTCGTGCCGTTGCCCGCGGAGACCTCGACATCAAACATGGGGATATAGGCGTAGTCGTCTGACAATGCCGTCAAACTAGAAATATTCCTTTTACTGTTCTTTTTTCCAGAAATCAGCCAGTTTGCATCAACATCAAATTTGCTCAATATTTTTTCCACCATATCAAATGGTGGACGCTGCTTTCCGCTTAAAACATCATTTACCCTGGATACTTTTTCATCTATCAAATCGGCAAATTCAGCGATAGTCAGCTCTTCTTTTGCAAGAAGTTCACGAATATTTCCAGTAAAAATCAAACTCATAGAATTAATCCTTAAAAATAAACTAGAAATAATCTTGCTAGCTAGAAATATTCCTATTATACTTGCATCAAGTTTGATACAAGATTGTTTAAATCTTTAAACAATCATGATTCTAGCACGAGAACGAAATAGGAGATATTCCGTGAAAGCAGAAAAAATAAAAGCAGGTTTCCGAGAGCGCGGTGAAACGATGAAGGATTGGTGCATGGCGCGTGGTTATGACCCGACGTACGTGTCCCGCATTCTGAACGGAACCGTCAAGGCAAATCGGGGGAAGGCGCATCAAATCGCGCTGGAACTCGGGCTTAAGTCCAAACAAGACGCAGCGTAGGAGTCGATATGGCAGAAAGTAAAAGGGTACAACGGCTATTGAGGGTCTTTATCGCGCTTGACGAGCATCCGATTATCGGTCTGAGCAATAAGGATTTATCGGTCGGACTGGGGCTGACGCCATCGCAAGTCAGCAGGGATATTGATGATTTGGTTGCATCGGGATTGGTCATCAAGCTCGAAAACGGCAACTACGCCTACGGTATCAAAACCCTGCAAATCGCAGAGCGATTTAGAAAACAGCAAGAGCGGCTGAATGCGCGCTTGCAAGAATTGGAAAACCGAATTTACTAAATGCGACGACGTCGTCGCATTTGAGGAGCAAAAGAAATGGCAACAGAAATTTTAGGGCATACGGTCGGCGCAACGGCAAACGAACTGGCTATCCACAGCATGGAGGTTATGGACAAGTTTTCGAGCGGCGAGGCCTACAACGAGACGGTATGGATTGAGCGCGGACGATTTGCGGTACGCCAAACGATGGAAGGGATGTTTGAGCTGGGACGCGCGCTGATCATCATCAAGGAGCATACGCCGCATGGGCGGTTTGCCGAAATCGCTGAAAAAGAATTCGGCCTCGGACGGCGGGAATCCCAAAGACTGATGAATGCCACCCTCCGATTTATCGACCCGAAAATGAAACAGGTGCAGCCTAAGCTGATGACGTTGGGTAAATCCAAACTGCTCGAGCTGCTGGTTGAAGACGACGACACTTTGTTGGAGCTTGCCGAAGGCGGCGAGGTCAACGGCAACACTTTTGACGATGTCGACCGTATGACGGTCAAGGAGCTGCGCGTCGCCCTGCGCGAAAGCCGCGAAACGGCGGAAGCGAAAGATAAGGTAATTGCCGATAAAAATAAAAAGGTTGATGAGCTGGCGGAAAAGCTGTCGAAAAAGCAGACGGGTGTCAAAGAGCCTAAACCTGCGGATGTGGGAATCGAGCTGACGATGCAGCTTGGCAGTCTGGAAGTCGGTATCCGCTCGCAGATCAGCCGATTGCGCGAGATGTTTGAACAGATGGCGGCTCACGGCGAGGCGCATGGATTTGACCACCGCGCGAAGATGGTCGGCACGCTCAATCAAATTATTTTGGACTGCGAGCAACTGCGCGAAAGCTATGCCCTACCGACCGAAGCACCGACAGACAATGTGCCGGAATGGTTGGGCGGTGAAACGGGAGAAGGCGATGAATCCGGCAATGATTGAGCGTCTTAAGGCAGTCGAGAATCAGGCGGAAGCAATGGGACGCGGCGCACGCTCTGCATATCTTAAGCAGCAGGCGCAGGAATTGGGCATCAGTCTTGCCACGTTATACCGCAAGCTGGAGGCGGTCAGCGTCAAGCCGACGCGCAAACGGCGCAGCGATGCGGGCAAGACGGAACTGAAACCGGAAGAAGCCAAATTGATTTCGGCGGTTTTGGTGGAGGCGATGAGGCGTAACGGCAAGCGGTTGATGTCGGTGCGGCAGGCGGTGGAAATGCTGCGCGCCAACGGAAAAATCGAGGCGGCGCGGATTGATGAGGAAACTGGGGAAGTCATCCCCCTATCTGAAAACACCATTACCCGGGCTTTACGAGAGTACAAGCTGCATCCCGACCAACTGCTCCAACCCGACCCGGTCAGCCGGATGAAATCAGAGCATCCGAACCATTGTTGGCAAATCGACCCGAGTTTGTGCGTTTTGTATTACCTGCCCCGTCAGGGCAAGGATACGGGGCTGCGGGTCATGAAGGAAGAGGAGTTTTATAAAAACAAGCCGAAAAACGTCGTCAAAATCGAAAACGACCGCGTCTGGCGGTACACGGGGACAGACCATGCCTCCGGCACGATTGCGGTGCGTTATTACTTTGGCGGCGAAACCAGCGCGAACCTCTGCGACTTTTTCATCTACATGATGCAGCAAAAGTTAGACCCGTTAAAAGACCCGTTTCGCGGCGTGCCGCGCATGGTCATGCTTGACCCGGGCAGCGCGAATACTTCGGCGGCGTTTAAAAATTTGTGCAAGTCGTTGGATGTGCATGTGCAAATCAACAAGCCGGGCAATCCGCGTGCCAAAGGGCAAGTGGAAAAAGCCAACGATATTGTCGAAACGGCATTTGAGAGCGGGTTGCGCTTTACCGAGGTACACGACATCGACCAGCTCAATGCTTTATCGGAACGGTGGATGCGTTACTACAACGGTACGCAAAAGCACAGCCGCCACGGCATGACCCGCTATCAGGCGTGGAACAAAATCAAACCCGAGCAGCTCATCCTGCCGCCGCCTGCGGATTATTGCCGAGAGCTGGCCATCAGCGCGCCGAAAGAAGCGAAAGTTTCGGCGGATTTGGAAATCCGCTTCGGCGGACGGGTATATAGCGTGAAAGGCATCAAGGGGATTTTGGTCGGTCAGAAGGTTTTGGTCGGTAAGAACCCTTGGGAGGTAAACGGGGCGCGGGTCGCCACTTATGACGCGGAGGGTAACGAGGTTTGGGTATCCGTACCCGAAGTGGTGTTTGACGAGATGGGCTTCAGGGCTGACGCCGCGGTCATCGGGGCGGAATACAAAGCCCCTGCCGATACGGACGCGCAGCAGCATCGCAAAGAGCTGGACAAGCTGGCGATGGGTGCGGAAACGCTGGAGGAGGCAGACGCCAAACGCAAAGGCAAAGCAATCCCATTTGGCGGCGAAATCGACCCGTACAAGCATCAGGAAGATACGCTTGCCGCGCGAAATACGCTCTTTATGCCCAAACAGGGACAGCAGATGGCGTACAACCGGATGGAGGTCTCTGAGCAGGTATTGAGCAAGGTCGAAATCGCCAAACGCTTAAAACCCCGCGTCGAGGCAGACGGCGGCGACTGGAAACAGGCGATGGCGGTCATCCTCAAACACTACCCGGAAGGCGTGGTCGAGAGCAAATTGGACGAGGTTTACGACAGGCTGAAGACGATGGGTCGTCTGAAACTGCATAAAACCGGTTAGGCAAATGCGACGACGTCGTCGCATTTGAAAAAAAGGGAAAGCATGAAACAGACCTTTAAGCAAATCGGCAAATCCTATGCCGCCGCGGCAGCCGAAATCGGATGCAGCAAGCCGATGCTGGTGGCGGTAGTCAATCACGGGCAATGGCCGAAAAAAAACGCAGCCGAGCTGCGAAGGAAATTGAAACAATTTTTTGAAACGAATGGTGCGGAAATCCCAGCGAGCCTGAGAAACGAGCCGGAAGCCGCACCTGCCCAAGCAACTTACGAAGACAAGGACAATGAGATGTTACTACGAAAAGCAACTTTAAACCAAGCGGCAAAACAACATTTTAGCTTATTCCGCGACCCGTTTAATGACGAAATCCAGTCTGCGGACGATGTGTATATGACGTCTGATGTGCGCTATGTGAGAGAGGCAATGTTTCAGACGGCCTGCCACGGCGGTTTTGTGGCGGTGGTCGGCGAAAGCGGAGCGGGTAAATCCACACTGCGCGAAGACCTGCAAGACCGTATCAACCGCGAAGGCCGACAAATCATCCTGATCGAGCCTTATGTCTTGGCGATGGAGGACAACGACCAAAAAGGCAAAACGCTTAAGGCGGTACATATTGCCGAGGCCATTTTGGAGGCGGTGTCGCCGGGAACAAGCCCGAAACGCAGCCCGGAAGCACGTTTTAGACAAATCCACCGCGCTTTGTCGGAAAGCGCGAAAGCAGGCAACAAACACCTGCTCTTGATTGAAGAGGCGCACGGTCTGCCGCTGCCGACCCTGAAACATCTGAAACGCTTTTTTGAGCTGAAAAACGGCTTTGAACGCCTGCTCGGGATTGTCTTAATCGGTCAGACGGAGTTGGCACAAAAACTCAGCGAAAACAATCCTGCGGTGCGCGAGGTGGTGCAACGCTGCGAGGTGGTTACGCTCTTGCCGCTGACCGACGGCAAGCTGGAAGGCTATCTCAAGCACAAATTTGACCGCGTCAATGCGGACATGGCGAAGATTTTAGACAAAAGCGCGATTGATGCGGTTGCCGAGCGTCTGACAGTCAAAAGCCGCACGAGCAAAGGATTGGAAACCAACAGCCTGCTCTATCCGCTGGCGGTCAACAACTTAGTGGCGGCAGCGATGAATCAGGCGGCGGAGCTTGGTTTTGAGATGGTTGACGGCGATGTGGTACGGGGGGTGTGAGATGGATAACAAATTCGGAAAATTTATTGAACCCAATCACTCTGAGATTGAGATAGCCTTACTGTTTAGCACAGAGGTAGCTACCGGGAAAGTCGGCAGCATGGAATACACGATGGAAATCTCTGGGGGATGTGAGCCGATGGTCGTCAGTAAAGCTACTGGGAAGCGGTTTGTATTGACTTGGCAGGACATAGTGGAGTTAGCCGTTCTGGCCGGTATCGACGAATCGGAAGAGTCTGAAAAATAAAGGGGAAATCATGAAAAAAGATGAAATCGAATTTGCCATTGTAATTGTGCTGCTGACCATCGTTGTAGTCATACAGGCAATTCTGACCGAGCCTTGCCGCCAAAAACAGCCTATGCAGATCAACGTCTATGACAGGGGACAATACAAATGAGGGGCTTATGGATATTGACCGTCATGCTCGCCGCCTGTCATCCGGTCGCGGCAACGGCAGAACAAAGGGATGCTCTTGAAGCCGATCAAAACTGGGAAGCAGTTTACGGCGGGATGAGCGAGACAGACAAAATAACAGGCGTGGTTTTGGAGCCTGCGGGAGCGGAAAAATGAACAGGGATTACAGCAAAATAAAAGTATCGGTTTGGCGGGAGAAAGGCGGTCATCTTGCCGCCGAGCTGACAACGGTATCGGGTCAGTTTGTGATGATGTATGTGTCGTCGCAGCTTTCGGATGAAGTTGAGGATGTGGTTCAGACGGCATTGCGGTGCTTGAGCCGTAAGGATTTGGAGGCGAGAACATGAAAGTACGCTGCCCTACCTGCGGTGCGGTGATGAGCTTGGATGTATTAATCGCCCATGACGATGCCCGCGAAGCCCTGATTGCCCTGACCGGCATTTCAGACGACCTTTTTAAGGCGGTATTGCGGTATCTGACGCTGTTTCGCCCCGCCGAAAAGGATCTAAGTTTTAACCGGGTTTCAAAGCTTATTGGCGAGATTGCGCCGATGATACGGGAAGGCGAAATCATCCGTAACCGTAAAACTTACCCGGCTCCGCGCGAGGCTTGGATTTGGGCTGCAACACGATGCCTTGAGGCACGGGATGCGGGAAAGCTGATACCGCCGCTGACCAGCCACGGTTATTTATTAGAAAACATTACGTTTTGGTCGCCCGAGAAGACGGCGGGAATTGCGGTTTTACCCTCTCACCAACCCTCTCCCGCGGGAGAGGAGGGAAGTACCAAATTGAGGCGCGGGTTGGGCGGTTTGATGGAGTGGTCGAATGGAGGACAACAATAGCTGGCTGAAAAAAGCAATCGCGCAGGGTTTTATGATGCTCGCCGCCCTAAACCTCAAAGGCCGCCCTGCCTCGGCGGATTTGACGGCAGTCGCCGAACTTTGGTTGGGCATACTGAGCGGCCGGTCGTGGCAACCGGAACAGGACGGAATCAGGATACAGGCAGCCTTTATGGCTATCGCGGCATCCTCGTCAGAGTGGCCAAACCCTGCCGACCTTATCAAACACCTGCCGCCGCCCGAAATCAGGATGGTGCCGAAATTGGAAAAGAAGTACCGTCCGACCGAATACGGCAAAGCGCAGGCCGCCGAACTGAAAAAGATTGTCAGCAGATTGGAAAACGCGCCCTGTATGGACAGGGACTGGATACACGGGCAACGCCACCGTACGGTGGATGAGTGTAAAAGGATTAATGACGAAAGGCAGAAAGGTAAAACAAAATGAGTAATTTAGATGTAAGCCAATACAAACAGGATGCCAAAGGCAATCTCGTGCCGCTGGCCAATATCCGCGAAATTGACCTGCTGCGCGACGAGCTGGTGCAGGAAATCGCTGCAAAAGCCCGCGCGGTACAGGATGACTTAATCGCCTTCAAACGCGAAGCTATGGACGATATTGCGGCGTTTGTACAGTTGAGTGCCGACCGATACGACGTGAATGTCGGCGGTAAGAAAGGCAATATCAGCCTGCACAGCTTTGACGGCGCGTACCGCGTCAACCTCGCCATGCAGGACACACTGGTATTCGACGAGGGGCTGTTGGCGGCCAAGGCTCTGATTGACGAGTGTATCAACGAATGGACGGAAGGCAGCCGCACGGAATTGAAAACACTGATTAACGCGGCCTTCCAAGTGGATAAAGAAGGCAATATCAGCACCGCCCGCGTCCTCGGCCTGCGCCGCCTGCAAATCACGGATGAAAAATGGCAACGGGCGATGGATGCGCTCTCCGACAGTTTGCAGGTGCATATCAGCAAGCCGTTTGTGCGGGTGTATCAGCGCGGCGAGGATGGGGAGTATCAGTTGATTAATTTGGATGTGGCGAAGGTGTGAAAATGGAGAAAGGAGCTAATTTATGCAAGGATAAAAAAGATGCCACGTTAACATTGCATTTAAAAGCAGATAGTGGTTACTCAAGTTATGTTGAATATCGTGTCAGCCCGAATCAATGGGCAGAAATATTGAAAATTTTGGAGGAAAAAAGCAATGGCTAAAGTCATTATCACTATTGAAGATACAGAAGAAGGTTTATTCGAAATTGGTATTGAAGGTTTGACTCGTGACCAAAAACCATCTCCAGCCATGTTGGTGGGTCATGCGGTAACAAGCATGTTGCGGAAGCGGCAACAATCAGTCCATGAACAATTTGTCGGTCAAATTTTAGATGCCTGTCAAGATTAAAAGCCATCTGAAACTATAAATTCATAAACCGCGCGGCACGGTCTGCCGTATTTAAATCTAAATTAGGAGTCAAAAGTGAATAAATCCGAATTAATCCAAGCCATCGCCGACGAAGCGGAATTGAGCAAACGCGCTGCGTCAGAATTTGTCGATGCGTTTGTCAGCGTGGTAACGCAGGCGATGAAGGACGGCAAAGACGTTACGTTGGTCGGCTTCGGTTCGTTCCACACCGCCCAATCTGCCGAGCGTAAAGGCCGCAATCCGAAAACGGGCGAACCGCTGACCATCGCGGCACGAAAAACGCCTAAATTCCGTGCAGGCAAGGCGTTGAAAGAAGCGGTTAACCGTTAAAGCCGCTGATGTTTAAAAGGTCGTCTGAAGAGATTCAGGCGACCTTTTTATTTTGGCGAAATAATTTTAAAAATGTTATTGACTATGTGAAAATATCGCGTATAATACAACTCATCAGGAAGCACAAAGCAAGCCTGAACAACCTTAAAGGATGAATCAAAATGGCTAAATACTCTTACTCCTACGCTTGCGGTCATGGTACTGGAAGCGTATCTCTTTTCGGCAAAAGTGCCGACCGCGAACGCAAACTGGCTTGGTACGAGCAAAACATGGTTTGCCCCGAATGCTACAAAAAACAGCAAGCAGCCGCCGATGAGGCAGCCGAACAGGTTGCCGTTATCAAATACCGCATGGGCTCGGTGCCGTTGTTTTCCGTGGTGGTACACGGCAGAACCTTGGCAAATAAAGAATCCCTGAAAGCATTAGGTTTTTGCTTTACCCACGACGAAAAAGAAGGATTGGCCGGAGTGTTGGCTACGAAAGAGCCGCCCAAGGCATGGCAAAAAACTTTTGAAGCTAAGTCTGAAAGCGAACTGATGGAAAAAGCCGAAGCCATCATCCAAGAAATCGCCCCGCTCGGCTACCGTTTGGAGCAGCCGGCCAGCAATGTGCTGGATATGGCGATGCTGCGCCACCAATGGCAAAAAATCGCTGAAAAAGAAGCCTCAAAACCCCAATACAACGGCTGCTTTGACTTTTTGAAAGAGCGGCACGGCGCGGATTATGCCAAAAGCAGCCGCGAAGGCGGCAAACCGTGGAACGGCAAAATCTACGGCCGGCCAGGCAGCTACAATTACTATGTGGACGACACCAAACACAGTATGACCGATGAGCAAAAAGCAGCCATCGATGAGTACCGTGCCGCCCTGCAGGCTTGGCGCGAGCAATAAACCATCCAACCGGCGGGGAGCCTACGGCAGACCCGCCACTCCTTAAGGAGCAACCATGAGCTGGTTTAGCAATTGGCTGTCCCGGCCGCCCCGTTTTCAGACGGCAGCTGAGGAATACCTGTCTGTCAGCCTCGCCAAGTGCTGTCCGGAAATGCAAAAATACACCCGCTACCGAATGGAGCGGTATGTGTATCCGTTTATCGGGCAGCAGCGTATCCACCGCATCACACCCATGCAAATCATCCGCTGCATCCAAACCTACGAGCAAGATGCGCCGTCGCAGGCACGGCGGCTGTTGCAAGTGGTATCAGGGGTGTACCGATATGCCAAGGTGCAGGGCTGGTGCCGCTACAATCCTGCCGAAGGGCTGGGCATTGCGCTAAAACCCTATACTTACAAGGGCTTTAGCTTTATCCCACCGCAGGATATGCCCGAATTTTTGGCGGCGGTGGATACCCATACCAATATCGATGCCGCCGCGCTGACTGCCTTTTGGCTCATTGTCTATACCGCTGTTCGGCGCGGCGAGGCGGTTAATGCAGCGTTGTCTGAATTTGATTTTGCGACGGCAACATGGACGATCCCTGCAGCGCGGATGAAAATGAGGCGGCCACATGTCGTCCCACTCGCGCCTCAAGTTGTGGATTTGTTGTCTGCTTGGCTGGTTGAGCGAACACGGCGCGGAATTTCCGGAGACCTTTTATTTGGCGGTATCGGCGGACACCGCCCTTTGCACGTTATCACGCAGGCCGGCTGGCGGGACAAGATGACTATACATGGATTCCGCAAGGTTTTTAGCACACACGCCCACGAAAGCGGGCTATGGTCAGTTGATGCGATCGAATTGCAGTTGGCCCATATCATCAGCGGTGTGCGCGGCGTTTATAACAAGGCGATGCTGTTAGACGAGCGCAGACAATTAATGATTTGGTACGCGGACGAGATAAACCGATGGCGTGCCATCGGTCGCGGCGGATATAATGATTCCTAAGAAGGAGTCAAACTATGCACTACATTGTCATTGAGGCGTACCGTCGTCTTTTGTTTTTAACCGTTTTGGAAGCTGCTAAGTCGGTCGCCTGTACATCTGTCCGTCCTGATGGTGTATCAGAGCGAGCCTGGAATCGTTGGGAGAGCGGAGAGGGAGTTATGCCTGATGAGGTGGAGGAAAATCTGTTGGCCCTAATACGGCTCAGGCAGAGAGAGATAGACAGTATCGCCGCGCAGATTGCCGGCGGAACTAAGCCTATACTGACCGCCCCAAAAAAAGGGGCGGATGTATTGGAATACAAAATCAAATTGTCGGTTTTTGCTGAGGCAATGGCGATGGGCTGCAAGGAGGCTAAATGAAATATCCTGAAGCAGGCTACACCCCTGCAAACTTAAGATTTGTGATGGATACATACGGGCTGACCCTTGCCGAAGTCGGACGACGGACTGGCACGGCATTGCGCACCGTGCAAAACTGGGTCGCTCCGGTTGATGCCAAGGATCACTCCGGGATGCCGCACCGCAAGTGGGTCATGCTGCAAAACACGCTCAAATAATTCTTGACTATGTGAAAATATCGCGTATAATGGAGCTTATCGGGAAGCATGAAGCAAGCCCGAAAAACCTAAAGGACTCAAAAAATGAAAGATTTATTGGATACTGAAATGAAACAGGCTGAACTTAGAAAAGTGGATGCCGAAATCGCAAAAATCATCGCAACCGCGCATAAGATAAATGCGGAATCGGTCAAAATAGCCCAAGAGGCTCGGTGGTATCCCATTATGATTGCTACCGGATTGGTATCAGCCGTCGCCGCAATGATGGCGGTAGTGATTAAATTTTTATGACGAAAGCCCCCAAACGGGGGCTTTTTTGCATCCGTCCGTTTTAGTTGCACTGCGCAAAAATCCCGAATAGAATATCATTATTTATTGATTTTCTTGAAAAAAGTGAAACAATGTTTCACTTTTTTGAGGTTCTTGGGGGCTGGAAATGGAAACCCGTGCTCAGAAAAAACAGCGGTTGATACGGCTCATCCATGTGGCCAAAACCCAGTTGATGATGGACGACGGCGAATACCGCGCGCTGCTCGCCAATCTGTCATGCGGTAAGACGAGCAGTACCAAACTGTCGGTCGAGGAGCTGGAGCTTGCCGTACGGGCGATGAAAATGCGTGGCTTTGTGGTTACTACTAAGGCGCAGGCGGTATCAAGCAAGCCTGATTTGCCGGTGCATATGCCCAACCGCATGATGGAGGCGCAGGTCAAAAAGATACGCGCGCTTTGGTTGGAGCTGCACCATTTGGGCGCCGTGCGCAGCCCGTCTGAATTGAGCCTGGCTCGATTTGTCAAACGCATGACGGGCATAGATTATCATGGATGGTTAGGGACTGATGACGCGATACGGGTCATCGAGCACTTAAAAAAATGGAAAGTGAGGGTGGAGAATGGCGGACAACAGAGTGCCTGAGCTGGTGGCAGATTTAGAAGACCAGGCGGTTGCCTGCTTGATGTCGGTATTGCCGATAGAGCGGCAGCAGGCGGTCGAGGTATCTAAAAAGCTGTCTCATCATCTGACCAGCAACTGGGGCGGGCAGTTGATTTATTTTCCGAAAAACCTTTTGGGCCGGGTATCCGAGCGAGACCTGAAGATTTATAAGGAGTTTAACGGCAAGAATCATGTGGAGCTTGCCCGCAAATATGATTTGACCGTCCAGCACATCTACCGCATCGTCAAGGAGGTCGGGATGGCGGAGCGGGCAAAAAATCAGGGAGATTTGTTTGTGTGATCACCCGATTTAATCAAGATGGCGGTCAGGATTCATCCTGACCGCTTTTTTAGCGCATTTGTCGGCTTGGATAAGGGTTTGCCTATCTCAGTGGGTAAACGCGCTAAAAACGCGATTTTAACGCCTTTTTGAACAATCATTCTTTAAGCCGCATTAAAAGGCGGTTCAGACGGACTTTGCCACAATAGCCTCATCCATCCGATGAGGCTTTTTTATGTCTTACGAAATTTTCCGTTCAGGAACGCGTACCGATGCAAACGGCAATACGGTAACGATTACCGAAGCCGACCTTGCCGCCGCTGCCCAAGCATATGACCCGAAGGTGCATGAGGCCCCTATTGTGGTCGGGCATCCCAAGGCAGATGCGCCCGCCTACGGCTGGGTCAAGTCGCTTAATGTGCAAAACGGCGTGCTGACGGCGGACTTTGCCCAAGTCGATGAGGGCTTTGCGGATTTGGTTAAAGCCGGACGATATAAAAAAGTGTCGGCGAGTTTTTACCCACCGACCAGCCCGAACAATCCTAAACCGGGCGTTTGGACGCTGCGCCATGTCGGCTTTTTGGGAGCGCAACCGCCCGCAGTCAAGGGGTTGTCCGCCATCAGTTTTGCCGAGGACGAAGTTTATGTCGAGTTTGCCGAAGAACCGCAAGAAATTGGCTTTTTGCGCCGATTACTGAGCATGGCGGGTTTTAAACCTGCCGAATTTACCGAATCACCCCCACCCCCAGAAAACCATGAAAACAAGGAGACCCCTATGTCGCTGGAACAAGAGCTTGCAGCCGAAAAGGCCGCCCGCGAAGCTGCCGAGAAGAAGGCCGCCGAATCGCAGGCGGAATTGAAAAAGCTGCAAGACGAGCAGCATGCCGCCCTGCGCGATGGTGCGCATGAGCAGAATGCCGAATTTGCCGAAGGCTTGGTTAAAGAAGGTCGTCTGAAACCTGCCGACAAGGATTTGGTCGTCAAGGTTTTGGATTTTGCCGAATACCCTACCGACGTAACCGCCGACTTCGGCGAAGGCAGTAAGAAGCAGCCTTTGTCTGCCGCGCTGCGTGCGTTTTTTACCGCCGTTCTGCCCAAGCAGATTCAGGGCGGCGAGATGGCTAAAGGCGAAACGCCGTCGGGATTGGCGGCAGACTTTGCCGAAGCGTCGGACCCGGAAGCCTTGAGCCATCACCAACGTGCATTGGCATTGGCGGCGACGGAAGGTATCTCTTACGAAGAGGCTGCCCGCCGTACTATTGCTTAAATCATCAACCCGTCAAATGCGACGACGTCGTCGCATTTGACCTAAAAAAGGATAAAACATGAGTGCATCTCATTTGCGCGGCCTGCGCGGTCAGTATGATCCAGTTTTGACCAATATCGCACTGGGCTACAAACAGGCGAATTTCATTGCCGAGAAAATCTTTCCACAGGTTTTTGCGGACAAAGAAGGCTTGCGTGTGCCGGTGTTCGGCAAGGGTTCGTTTGTCGAGTATCAGACCGAACGTGCGGTCGGTGCGGCATCGAATGTGATTACGCTGGACTCACCAAGCTTTATGCCGGTCGTGTTGGAAGAGCATGATTTGGCGGCAGGCGTAGATTACCGCGAACAAGCCGAATCCATGTACGACGAGCGCGCCAAGGCAACACGCCGCGTGGTCAATGGCGTGCAGCTGCGTCAAGAAATCGAAACTGCCGCCCTCCTGCAAAACAAATCGGCTTATCAGTCCGGTTTCAGCAAAGATTTGGCCGCCACCCAAAAATGGAGCGATAAAAACTCTGATCCGTTGGCAGACATCGAAACCGCCCGCGAAACGGTTCGCGCAGGCTGCGGTGTACGCCCGTCGGTGCTGGTGGTAGGCGCGAGCGTGCTGTCGGCGCTGAAACGCCACGAGAAGCTCATCGGCGCACTGGGGGCTAATGAGCGCAAGTCCCTGCTCACGGTCGAGCAGCTGAAAAACCTGCTGGAGCTGGACGACATCATCGTCGGCGAAGCGGTATCTACGCCTGCCGCCAATAAGGCCACTCAAGATATTTGGGGCAAATTCGCCAGCCTGATTGTGCGTCCGAATGCGGCTTCCGGCGGCAATGACGAGGGTGAGCCGAGCTTCGGTTATACCTTCCGCCGCCGCGGTATGCCGGTAGTCGACCGCTTCGAAGCGGTCGGCGGCAAGGTGGAATACGCGCGCTATACCGACATCCGCAAAGCGGCGGTGGTCGGCGGTGCATGCGGTTTCTTATTTGAAAACGCGGTTGCTTGATAAAAAAGGTCGTCTGAAAGGCTTCAGACGACCTGTGGAGATAAAAAATGACTTTATTTTTAAAGCGTGAAGATTTGGTTGCGCGTATTGCCGACACTCGATACCACCGTGTCGAAGGTACGACTGCTACCGTGTGTACTGTGATTTTGCATTCGGGTTTTGTGGTCATCGGCAAGTCTGCCTGTATTACTCCCGACATCTTTGATGAGGCAAAAGGCCGCGAATTTGCCTATGAGGATGCCCTCAAAAATTTGTTGGACCTCGAAGCGTACCGCGTCAAAGAAAATGCGCATGACGCGCAGGAAAAGGAGTCTTAAATGGCACAAACGAAACAAGTGGTCTTGGTAACCACGGTCAAAACATCAGGTAAGGTGGTCAAAAACCGCTTTGTGGATTTCGCGGGCAAACAGGCAGCCGCCGGTGTGAAAGTGCTGGGTACTGCTACTTTGGATGCGGATGCGGGCGAAATGTTGGCCGTCGATGTATTGGGTATCGCCTTAGTCGAGGCAGGCGGCACGATTGCCGTCGGCGACGAGGTGGCAGCCGATGCGCAAGGTGCGGCAGTCAAGGCGGCAGGTAATGCCAAGATTGCCGGTACGGCGCGCTCTGCGGCAACGGCAGCGGGCGAAGTCATCCAAGTATTTTTGAAAGGCTGATCATGGCTAAAGTTTATATCGCAAACACTCCGTTGATCTTGGAAAACGCCCAAGGCAACCAATTTCGTGTCGAAGCCGGCGAAGCGGTCGAATTGACGGCGGAACAGTACGAATCGGTTGCTGCACACGTTACCCCGACACTGACAACCGGCGAAGAGCTGGATGCGCAACAAAATGACACCCCGCCGTCCGAAGATACGCAGTCAGATGATGCAGGCGCGGCAGGCGAAGTTGAAAAGCCGAAACGCGGTAAAAAACCGGCAGCAGCGGAACAGGCGGAGTAAGCCATGTATATCGGCGCGGATGATTTGACGGCTGCGATGGGCAAAATGGAGTTGGTGCAACTGACCAACGACAATGCGCGCGGGACGGAACCCGACGCTCAGGTCATTGATGCGGCAGTGCGTTATGCCTGCGATTTGGTGGACGGATACCTGCGTGGCAGATATGTGCTGCCTTTGGCAGAAACGCCGACGGTGTTGCAGCCTTTATGCATCAACATTGCCCGCCATTTTTTACACAGCCGCCGCATCAACCGCGCCGACTTTCCAAAGCCGCTGGAAACCGCCTACAACACTACCATTAAGACACTTGAGTCTATTCGCGACGGCAAAATCCATATCGGCATCGCTACATTGGACAAGCCGTCGCAACCTGAGCCGGGCGCATATCACGTCCGAGTGCGCGACAAAATGGATTTGGGAGGCTACTGATGAGCGCGACACGTCCGATTATTGATGCGGTAGTAGAGCATTTGCAGGCCGCTATCCCGTGGGTCAGCGTTGAGGCTTTCCCCGAGCGCCCGTCCGAATACCAATTTATCCATCCCGTCGGGGCAATCTTGGTCGGCTACGGCGGCAGCAAATTCGGCGATATTGAGCAGCTCGGCCGTATTGCGCAGCAGCGTGATGTCAGGCTGATGTTGACCGTTTTTGGCAGCAGCCTTAATGCGGATGACGGCACGCTGGCGATTTTAGATGAGACACGTCTTGCTATGGTTGGTTTCGCGCCGCCGAACTGCCAGCCCTGCCACCTTATCAGTGAGGAGTTTTTAGCCGAGGATGCGGGCGCATGGCAGTATCAGCTTGTCTTGCAGACTGAGACTCAGCAGGTTGAAGTCTGCCGTGAGGAAAAACGTCCCCTCTTCAATGCCGCCGCCTACCGCCGACCCGACCAAGACCTCAATCCCGATTTAAAACCTAAAAAATAGGAGTATCCATCATGGCAGCAGCCTACCATCACGGCACGGAGACCATCCGCATCGACGGCGGCTCCAATCCCGTCTATACCGTTGACGGCGCAATTACCGCCATCGTCGGCACTGCGCCGGTCGGCGCGGTCAATGAGCTGACGGTATGTCAAACGAAGAAAGACTTTGGCCAATTCGGCGGCGAGCTGACCGCTCAAGGCTTCACTCTGCCGGATGCCGCACACATTTGGACGCGCTACGGCAGCGGTGTCGCCTATGTCATCAATGTTTGCGATCCTGCCAAACATAAGACAACCGTCAGCAACGAGGTATTGACGGTTGATCCTGATACCTTGACGGCCAAAACTGCCAAGCCTGCTCTGCAAAGCGGCTACACACTGACAGACGGCGGCAATACGCTGACCGAAAACACGCACTACACCATCAACACCCTGACAGGTGAGATTGCCTACAAAAACAAACCTACCTCACCCAAAATCAGCTATACCTACACCGACCCGACCAAAGTCCCTGCGGCTGACATCATTGGTGCTTATATTGCCGCCACCGGCAAGCGCACGGGGCTGGAGCTGTTGACCGAAGGCTTTAACCGCCAAGGTGCGGACGCTAAAATCATTATTGCACCTGACTTTGACCGCTATGCCAATGTGCGCGCGGCAATGGAAGTCATTGCCGGTAAGCTGAAGGCCATTGCTTATGTGGCGGCTCCGCAAGGTACGAGCCTGAGCAAAGCTCTCGAAGGTCGTGGTCCGTTGGGTACGATTAATTTCCAGACATCTTCCGACCGCTGCCAGCTCTTTTATCCACATGTCGTCGGTTTGCTCGGCCTCGAAAATCTTGCCACCCACGCCGCAGGTCTTCGCATGAAAACCGATGTGGAACAGGGCTACTGGTTCAGCATCTCAAACCGCGAGCTCTTGGGCGTAACGGGCGTGGAAATCGGTCTGACCGCCCGTGCGGACGACCCGCAGTCCGAAACCAACCGTCTGAATGAAAAAGGCATTACGACTGTCTTCAATTCCTACGGTACAGGCTATCGTATGTGGGGTAACCGCCTTGCCTGCTTCCCGACTACATCGCATATTAAAAACTTTGAAGTGGCGCAACGCACCGGCGACATTATTGACGAGTCTATCCGTCGTTTAGAGTTGCAGTATGTTGATAAACCGATTGATGCAGACGATCCGAATGCCTTGATTGACAGCCTGCTTGAGAGCGTCCGCACCTATATGTCTACGCTTAAATCTATTGTGGGCTTCTCGGTGGATTTGGACTATGAATACGATTTAGTCGATGCGTTTAGCAAAGGTCAGGTCCCCATCGTTTACGACTACACGCCGAAACTGCCGGCCGAGCGTATTACCAATACCAGCGTGATGACCCGCAAGTATCTTATCAATTTGGTGGCTAACTAAGGTCGGCTGAAAAGGAAGAAATATGTCTGCAATCAATGCAATCTACAATGCCAATATCTATATCGACGGCAACAGCCTTTTGGGCAATGCATCCGAGTTTAAGCTGCCTGAGTTTGAGTTTGGCCAGGACGACTTTACCGGTTTAGGTATGGTTGGCACCATCAAACTGCCAAACGGCGTTGAGGCGCTGGAAGGCGAAGTTACCTGGAACAGCTTTTATCCTGAGGTGGCGAAAAAGGCATCCAACCCATTCAAGGCTGTGCAACTGATGGTGCGCGGCAACCTGCAAACCTTTAATTCAGCAGGTTTGGCGGAAGAAGTCCCCATCGTAACTACGGTAACGGCGATGTTTTCAAAAAACGCCTTGGGCGGTTACAAGCCTAAGGAAAAGGCGGAATTTAGCTCAACCTACCAGGCGACAGAAGTCCGCCAAGTCGTCGGTGGTCGAGAAGTGCTGTACTACAACGCGATGAAAAACATCTACCGCGTAGACGGTCAGGACGTTTTGAGCCAAATGCGTAAAAACATTGGCGCTTAATCTTTAAATCGGATTAAAAGCCGTTTCAGACGACCTTTGACACAATCACCGTTCCGATACGGTGATTTTTTTTTATTTTTGGAGAACGAAATGAACGAAGCAAAACAGATGCAGGCGGATTTGGGTGTAAATACCGTTGTGAAACTGAAATATCCCGTGCGCTTGGCGACCGGACAAGTTCTGTCGGAGCTGGAGGTTCGTCGCCCGCGCGTCGGCGATTTGCGCGCAGTAATGCACATTGGCAGCGAAGTGGAACAGGGTTTGATGCTTGTGGCACGAGTCACAGGGCTAGTTCCGGAAGATTTAGACGAGCTGGATTTGCAGGACTTGGAGGCTGTACAGGCTACATTTCGCAGCGAAACGGAGCAGGTCTGAATATAAAAGCGGTCAAGAAGCAAACCACGAATTACTGTCGGCGTGTGCCGATTTGGCATGGTGGTTTGGCTGGAGTGTGCAGGATATTTACGCGATGACGCTTGAAGAATTTGAAGATTGGCATAAAGAAGCAGCCCGCCAAATTAAGGCGGGCTTTCGTAAGACTATGTAGGAATTTACGTTTTCAGACGGGTCCGGACTGTCTCAAAACACCCGATTAGGAAACCGATGCCGATTACTACGCCGACTACAGTGGTTGTAACAGGATAGAAATGGTAGGCAAAAATCGAAATAACGCCCCAAACGATAAATCCGCATACATAGCCGAATAGTGAAATCAGATCATTCAGATAATCAAACAATGCTTGCATTTTTACCCTTACCCGCCCATTAAATTATTAGTTACTAGGACTCTAACCTATGTCATCCAATTTGGCAATAGCGATTACTGTCGGAGCAACCGTAGGCGGAGCTTTGGCAGGTCTAAAGAATCTGCGGGCCGCCATAGGAATGCTTAAAAGTGATGCAATTAGTACAGGCAAGAAGCTGTCTGTATTGGGGGCAGGTACGCTTGTTGCAGCGTCCAGCGCGGTCAGCAGCATCAAAGCTGTATCCGGGGCGGTCATGGGGCTGTCAGAAGAAGCAATCAAATTCGAATCTGCTATGGCGAATGTTAAAAAAGTGGTGGATTTCGAATCTCCTGAAGGTTTTAAAAATCTGAAAAAAGACATTTTGGAAATGACTAGAACCATTCCAATGTCAAAAGAAGAGTTGGCGGGAATTGCGGCATCCGGTGGCCAGCTCGGCATTGCCGAGAAAGACCTTAAATCATTTACTACAACAATTGCCAAGATGGGTGTTGCGTTCGATATGTCTGCCGAGCAGGCGGGCGACAGCATGGCGAAGCTGGCCAACATTTATAAGATACCGATTTCCCAAATCGACAAACTGGGTGATGCTGTCAACCAATTGTCGAACAGCAGCCCTGCCAAAGCCGCCGATATTGTCAATACTTTGGGGCGTGTTGGCGGCGTGGCGAAACAGTTCGGCTTGACCGAGCTTCAGACGGCCTCTTTGTCCAACGCCTTTATTGCGCTCGGACGCTCACCTGAAGTGGCGGGTACGTCAATAAACGGCATGCTGACCAAACTGATGACGGCCGACAAGCAGGGGGCAAAGTTTCAAAAAGCTCTGAAAAATATGGGATTAGAATCCAAGTCGCTGAAAAAGGCGATTGCGCAAAACGGCGAGCAGGCTTTGATGGATTTTCTGAAACAGGTAGAAAAACTGCCAAAAGAAAATCAAATGGGCGCACTGGTCGATTTATTCGGCTTGGAGTATGCGGATGACGTCGCTGCTTTGGTCGGCGGCCTGGATACCTATCGGAAATCCATTGAGGAGCTCAAAAAAACGGGCAAAGACGGAAAAGCTTCTTTCATAGGGAGTATGGATAAAGAATTTTCCGCCCGTTCCGGAACAACCGAAAACGGCCTGGCACTGCTCAAAAACAGTTTCAGCGAGCTGATGACAGTTGTCGGAGAGCGGCTGTTGCCCGTTATCAGCAAAGTATCCTCAGCTCTTGCAGGCTTCATACAGGAGTTGACGGATTTTGCCGCCGCCAATCCCGCTTTGGTCGATAGTCTGTTGATATTGGGCGGCATTCTTGCAGGGGTCGTGGTCGGATTTTCAGGACTTACAGCGTTGATAGGCGTCCTGTCTATAAGTTGGATTGTCGCTGCGCGGGCAATGTCGCCACTCTTTACAGCGTTTAAGGTTATGAGGAGCGTAGGATGGTTATTTAGTCGGGTATTGTTACAAATTATCCGATTCCTACCTATGGTTGGAAGTGCGTTTGTAAAACTTGGCATGATGCTGTTGACAACCCCTATCGGGATCGCGCTGACCCTGCTCGGTGTCGCCGCCTATATGCTCTACCGCAACTGGGATGCCGTAGTTGCCGGTGCGAAAGCATTGTGGCAAGGCCTGGGCGTTTTTGTCGGCGGCGTAGTCAATACTATTGTGTCTTTTTTCGGTGCTTGCTGGGAGCGCATCAAAGCTTATTTCGGCGGCGGTATCGGCAATATCTCGGCGCAGATACTCAGGTGGTCGCCGCTTAATCTGTTTTATCAGGTATTCCGCGGCGTTATGTCTTGGTTCGGCGTACAGTTGCCGTCCAGCTTCGCACAGTTTGGCGCAAATATCATCCAAGGGTTGTGGTCCGGCCTTAAATCTAAATTTGAGGCGGTCAAGGCATGGTTTGCCGAAAAGGCGGCATCGCTCAAACAAACATTTGCGGGTGTGATGGGCATCCACTCGCCCAGCCGCGTTTTCCGCCGATTTGGCGGATGGATGATGGACGGTCTGCAAATCGGCTTGGACAGGGGCGCGGCGAGTCCTATTGCCTCGATGGCCGGTGTAGCCGGTCGTCTGAAAAGTGGTTTTGCAAACCATATGGGACAAATGGCGGCTCGGGTATCATCTGGCCGCGCTGCATTTGCGGATGCGCGCAGCTCCCAGTCAACGGGTGGGATGACCATCAATTACAACCCAACCATCAATGCGCCGGGCGGTAATCCTCAGCAGATTGAGGCTGCGCTGCAAATCGGTTTGCGTGAATTTGAGGCAATGTTTCGCCGCATGATGGACGACAAAGCACGGAGGGCTTATTGATGTATGCGATGTTGGGCGAGGTACGCTTTGAGCTTTTAAACAGCTTTACATCTTTGGAAACTCAGCATGCCGCCAATTTTGCCAAACATGAGGTATTGAAAGGCCGTCCGCGCCTTCAGGCCTTGCAAAACGAACTGACGACACTGCGTTTCTCACTCAAGTTGCATTGGCGGCTGGGTAATCCCGATACGGCGTATAAGGGTCTGCTGTCGGCTTTGGAGGCGCAGCAGGCGGTGTCTTTGGTTTACGGCAGCGGCCGGTTTGTCGGATGGTTTGTGCTTGAGCGGCTGACGGAGCGCACGTTGATTCAGGACGCGCAAGGCCGGACGGCGGCGCGTGAGTTGGATGTGGAGCTGACCCAGTTTGTCGGCGACCCGAATAATCCGCTCCCGACCCCGGCAGTCAAGTCGGGTGGTCAAAATCCGCTCCTGTCCTTATTGCCGGAGAGCGTGCAGGCAAAAGCGGGCAAATTGATTTCGGCGGTGGAAAAAGGTGTGAAAATTTACCGCGCCGCCGAAGCGGGCATCAGCGATATGCAGAATCTGATACAGGCTGCCAAAAATCTGAAAAACGACCCGTCAGGGGCATTAAACCTGTTGGGGGACGCACTCAATATCGGCGGCAGCACTTTAGGACGGCTCAATGCCTTGCCCGAAGTAACGGCGATTTTCGGAGACCTTAAAGGTGCGGCTGAATTTGCATTACAGGCAGGGCAAGCGGCCAACAGGCTGGGCGGTGCCGTCGGGGCATTGCGTGACGGGTATGAGAGCGGCTCCATCGGCGGCTGGCTGGCTGCCGTCGGGGACGGTGTTGCCGAGGCATCTGATGCGATGGCAAACGGTTCTGTCGCTGCCCAGGCTTTGACCGGCTGGCTGGCGGCAAGAAAGGATAAATGATGAGTGCGGTAATACGCTACACCACCCAAGACGGCGACCGCTGGGATTTGATTGCGCATAAGCATTATGGCAATGCGCTGTTGATTGACGGCCTGATTGCGGCCAATCCTCACTTGCCGTTGGCGGAGGAGTTTACGGGCGGCCTCACGGTCTTTGTCCCCGTACTCGAAACCAAACCGAAGAACAACCAAGAGGAGCTGCCGCCGTGGATGCGTTAGGTGCGTTTTTAAAATCAAAAGGCCTTGACGGTGGCGGCAGTACCCATCCGGTTACCATGCCCGATTTTGTCCTGTCTTACGAAGACAAGGATATAACGGCAGATGTCGCGCCTTATCTGATTTCGTTCAGTTATACCGATTACCTTGAGGGGCAGTCGGATGAGTTGCAGGTTGAGTTTGAGGATGCGGACGGACGCTGGCTGCGTAATTGGTATCCTGAACAGGGCGATGCTTTGTCTTTGAGCTTGGGAGACCAATTTACCGGGCTGTTGTCTTTTGGCAAATTTGAGATTGCTGAGATTGAGTACAACCATCCGCCGTCGACTGTCAGCCTGAAGGCCCTATCGACCGGGATTACCAAGTCTAGCCGCACTTTGCGCGGTAAGGCGTATGAAAACACGACTCTGGCTGCCATCGTTCGTCAGGTGGCAGGCCGTTTGAAGCTGGAGGTAACGGGTACGGTCAAAAATATCCCCATCAAACGTGTGACGCAGTACCAAGAGCGTGATATCGAGTTTTTAGCACGTTTGGCGCAGGAGTATGGCCACAGCTTTAAAATTGTCGGAAATAAGCTGGTCTTTGCCGATAATGCCGAACTAAAACAGCGTCCTGCCGTTGCCGTATTGTTGCCCGAGGACATCATCCGTATCCGCCTGCGCGATTTGATTAAGGGGGTCCCGTCTAAAGTAGATGTCAAAGGCTATGACCCAAAATCTAAACAGACCGTGTCGGCCAGCCGCAGTAGTAAATCAAGACGCGGCAAAGCCAAACACGGCAGTACGGGCGATACATTGCGTATCGTGCCGAATAAGGGTGAGAGCGCGGCGCAATTAAATGCCAGGGCAGATGCCAAATTGGCGGATGCGCAGGACGACCAATGTGCGGGTACCGTTACACTGGTCGGCAATGCACTGTTGGTGGCAGGTCAAATGGTACGGCTTAAAGAATTTGGCAAGTTCTCGGGTAAATATCTGGTCAAGCAATCAAGACATGATTTCACACGCCACGGCGGATGGACGACCGAATTGGAGATCAAAATGACGGAGTATGTCGCAGACGAGGATAAAAATAATGCAAACCCATGATTTTACAGCAACGATGCAATTCGGCATTGTATCGGCGATTGATGCAGCGGCGCACAGTTTGCGGGTCAAAATTCCCGTACTCGATGACATGGAAACCGACTGGCTGCCTATGGCGACACCTGCGGCGGGCGGCAACCGGTTTTACAGCCTCCCTGATGTAGGCGAGTTGGTTGTCTGCCTGCTGGATGTGCGGGGTGAGACCGGCTGCGTTGTCGGCGCGATTTATAATGCCGCAGACAAACCGCCGGTATCCGACCAAAACAAATGGGTCAAACGGTTTACCAACGGCACGGTCATCTCACATGATCGCAGTAGCGGCGAAGTAGTCGTTGAGACGCCGGGCGAAGTCCGAATCAAAGCGGCGAAAAAAGTAGACATCCAATCGCCGGAGATAGAAATCACGGGCGATGCGACAGTAAAAGGGATGTTGACTTATACCGCAGGTTTGACGGCCAGCAATGACGGCGGCGGCGATGCGGCAAATATCAACGGTAGAGTCAACATCACCGGCGACCTCATCGTCAACGGCATCAACATCGGCAAGCACATCCATGACGGCGATTCAGGCGGGCAAACCGGCGGGCCGAAAAATCATTAAACCGCATTAAAAGGCGTTTCAGACGGCCTTCTCTACAATCCCTGTATCTATAAGCGATACAGGGATTTTTTGATGTTCTACGCCGCACCTATCTCGAAACACTGGCAGCTCGCGCCCGAAGGCTCGGGCGTGGTTCAGGGTGCGGACGACATCGACCAATGTATCCGCAACATCCTGTCCACCCGCAAAGGTGCGGACGTTACCCGTCCTGATTTCGGCTCCGACCATTACAAATGGCTGGACACACCCGAAGACGTGTTTGTCCCGAATGTCGTCCGCTCAACCATGTTGGCAATACAGACGTGGGAGAAGCGGGTGGTGGTTGAGGACATTATTTTCGGCGGTGCTGCACCGCATCTGACCATGACGGTTTACTGGCGCGTCGCGGATGAGGTGGCGGGCGAGATTTATAGCACAGACATCAGATTGGAGCAGGCGGCATGGATTTGAGCAAACTCAATCGGGACGAGGTTAAGGCGGTTCCGGATGACCTGGCCGAAATCTTGGCGCAAACCATTACGGATTATGAGTCCCGCAGCGGTAAAACCCTGCAACCCGCCCATATCGAGCGGCTGCTCATCAATACCTATGCCTATCGTGAAACCTTGGTGCGCAAAGCAGTCAATGAGGCCTACCGCCAGCAGCACCCGCGTTTTGCAACGGGGCTGATGCTGGATTTGTGCGGCGATGACGTCAACACCCCGCGGCTTGAGGCCTCCGCCGCCCGATGCACCATCCGTTTTACGTTGGCTACCGCCCAAGCGGAGCCTGTTTTGATTGCACAAGGCACTCAAGTGGCCGCCGGAGCGACCGTGTTTCGGACGGTTGCATCCGGCACGCTCTCGCCGTCAATCCGTACTTTGGATTTGGAGGCTGTCTGCCTCCAAACCGGCGTGTCCGGTAATGGTTTTACCGCAGGGCAGGTTAATACGCTTATCAATCCGATTGACGGCGTTACAGCCGTCAACACTACTGTGCCGACGGGCGGTGCGGCGGAAGAATCTGATGAGGCATACCGCCAACGCATCCTGCTTGCCCCCGAAAGCTTTAGCGTTGCAGGCCCTGTCGGGGCTTATGAGTATTTTGCCCGCCGTGTCAGCCCTGCTATTTGCGACGTACATGTGGGCAATTTAACGGGGTCGGACGGCCTGCCGATAGGGGGGCAAGTAAGGGTAACGCTATTGACCAAAAACGGGTTGCCGTCTTCGGAGTTGGTGAGCGCGGTGCAAAGGTTTTTGTCCGGAGAACGCGTCCGTCCGCTTTGCGACACGGTAACCGTAACTGCTCCGGCAGCAATCGACTATACGCTGGACGCAGAGCTGGTTTTGTATACCGGGGTTAATACTGCCGAGGTTTTGGCGGCAGCAAAACAAGCATGGGCGGAGTATGAAGTAACGCGAAGCGAAAAATTGGGCATGGATATTGTGCCTTTAGACATCCAAACAGTTTTAAAAGTCGCTGGTGTTTATAACGTAGTCCTTAAAAAACCGACCCTAACCGTCGTCACGCCCGACCAATGGGCAAGATGTACGTCCGTCAATATCCGGGCATCGTCCGAAACGGCAGAGGGGTAGCAACAATGGCAACACTGAGTTATGCCTCCGTTATCGAGCGCGATCAACGTTATCGGATGCTGGCCGATTTAGGCTTGAGGATGAGCGACATTGACGCGGTCAAGCTGATGCCGCGTTTGACTGAGCTGGTCGCGCCCGAACATTTGGAACTGTTGGCGGAGAGTCGAAGCATATTGGGCGAGGACGGCTATTGGCTTGCCGAGAGCGATGAAACCCGCCGCAAACTCATCAAGGGTGCCTACCAGCTCCACAGGTACAAAGGCACACCCTGGGCAATACGCGAGATTGTGCGCCGTCTCGGGTTCGGCGAGGTTGAGATCGTCGAGGGCTTAAGCAATAAGCTGCACAACGGCGAAATCCACCGTGACGGTAGTTATACACACGGTCATACAGACCGTTGGGCGCATTACCGCATCATTATGACCAATACCATTACCAACGATCAGGCAGCCTTGCTGAGGCGCACATTGCGGGCGTTTGCACCTGCCCGATGTGTTTTGGCGGCATTGGATTACCAACACGTCTCCTTGAGGCACAACGGACAAGCATTAAGGGACGGCACGTTTAATCGAGGGACAGCATAGATGGCAAATTTAAGCGAGATAAGCCGCTGGGAGGCGGGCATTTACCAATGGGAGACCTCCGACCCTGTGCAGGGCGGCCCTAACGGTATCGACAACCGCCCGACACGGGAGCTGGCAAACCGTACACGCTGGCTTTATGACGAGCTGGGCAGGGTAAAAGCCCGCATGGACGACCCCAATTTTTACAAAAGCATCACCGTATCCGACAGCAAGGCATTGTTTGACGCGAATAATTATCTGCACATCGGCGCTGATGCCGCTGGCGGTTACATCCGCAATAAAAAGACAGGCAAGGGCATACAGCTCAAGAATGATGGCACACTCCAGTACGACGGTGCGGACGTCATTACAACCCGTAAAGTAAGCAACAACCAAGATGACTACACGGTAGCAACTGTACCGTCATCGTTTGCGCTCAATAAGGCGTTTGACAACTCAATCAAGCGTGGCGGCGCAATCGGGCTGGGCGGAGCGGCGCATCAGATTGCTATTGGCTGGGATAAGCGCGGCCTAATTGCAAAAGTTGACTCAGATATTCTCAACGTTGGTGTGCCGACAGGTTTTATTTTGTACACATCATCAAACATCGTGCCGTTTGGGTGGCTTAAGGCAAATGGAGCGGCAGTCTCGCGTACTGATTTTGCTCAATTATTTGCTGCGATTGGTACGAGCTACGGTGCTGGCGATGGCCGAACAACTTTTAACCTGCCCGATTTACGCGCCGAATTTATTCGCGGCTGGGATGACGGCAAGGGTGTTGATTTAGGACGCACGTTAGGTAGTTTGCAGGAAGACCAACTGCGTAGTCACAGCCATGTCTATCGCCGCGGGCACATTGCCAATACGGTTGACTGGGAGCGGATTGAGGCGTCTGGAGACCGTAATGCAACCCTCTATGATGGCGACGGCAGATTTGACGATGGCGGAGACCGAGTGACTACCGCTATGGATGGCGGGGTGGAAACCCGCCCACGCAATATCAGTTTATCTGCGCTTATCAAAATCTAAGGAAACTAAAAATGAGTAATATCCAATGGAGTAAATCTGTGTGTCAATTGGATGGCGACAATTTATATGTCGGCCAAGCCACTGCCGACCTCAACATCTATGCCCGCGACGGCAGCTATATCATCCCGGGCGGCTGCATCGATACCACCCCGCCCGAAATCCCTGCCAATAATGTCGCCCGCTGGACGGGTAATAAGTGGGAGTTCGTCGAAGACCACCGCGGCAAGGTTGCGTACAAGAAAGACGACGGCGAGGAGATTGTAGTCCTCAAAGTCGGCGCGCTGCCGGACACCCTAACCCTGCTGCCGCCACCGTCGCCATACTGCGACTGGGATGGCGATAAATGGGTTGCGAACCCGGCCAAAAAAGCGGAGGCGGAGCAACGCTATCTCAATCTTGTCAAGACGATGGCTCTTAACGACATCGCCAAAGCGGCTCAAGGCATCGTTGCCGAAAAGTCAGGTATGGACAAGCTGCCCGCCTTTGAGGTGGGTACTTGGCCGCTGCAAGCTGCTGAGGCTCACGCATGGCAGGCGGATAACAATGCCCAAACGCCGCTACTCGACCAAATTGCCGCGTCGCGCGGCATGGACCCGGCCGAGCTCAAAGCTGCCGCCCTGCGCAAAACCCTCGCATATGAGGCATTGTGTGCAACCGTTGCAGGGCAACGGCAGGCAATGGAAAAACAGATCGAAATGGCTGAAACCGTCGAAGCGGTCCGTGCGGTAAGTCCTAGATTTAAGGTCGTCTGAACATGAAAGCATATTTTAAAAATATCGCCATCGCCGCCGACCAGCTCGTCAACGCCATGATTGCAGGCAGTCCGGATGAAACCGTCAGCAGCCGTGTCTATCGAGGTGCAGTGTTGGCGGCACAGCCGACCCGCGTTGCCCGAATGGCGTATCGCGCAATAAATGCACTGTTTTTTTGGCAGGACGACCATTGCCGTGCGGCCTACCTGAGAGAAAAGCAGCGGGCGCACTTACCGGATGAGCTGCAATGACTGCCCGCGCTGATTTTGCCGTCAAACAAGGTACCACCGTACCGCTGACCTTTGCCGTACTTGACGGCAAGGGAAAGCCGCATCCATCGCTTAAACATCTGGACAGTGCAGTTTTGACCATTGCCCCGACAGCCGCAGAGGCTTTTGCCTTGCCCCTCTCCGTCAAGCCGGGCGGCATCGGTACGCTCTTGACGGCAGAGCAGACACGCGGATGGCGATGGCGGTGGGCGCGGTACAGCGTGCGCGTTACCGTCAAAGGCGTCGCCGCTGTGATTTACGAGGGTAATTTGACGCTCGAAACAGAGTTGGGAGCTTAGTAATGGCAGAGATAAAAGGCGGTATTACCGTCCACGGCGGCAGCGTTGACAGTATGCCGGTCATCCTCGACGGGCGTACAAGCCTGTACACCGAGGCTATCGAAAGAGGTTTGATAGAGCCTGATACGACTTATGAGCAATTTTTAGATCTTTTGGCAGTCAAGCCGGGCGAGCTTAAAAAGGCCGTCAAAGAGGCGGTCGCTGCGGATTTGGATAATAAAGTTAACGCTGCGGTAGCAGCAGCGGTAGCCCAGCTCAAATTAATCGGGCCGGGAAATGTCGCACCGGTGCAGCCCAGCCCGCAACCGCAACCGGAGCAGCCCGTTTCGCCCGCGCCGAAACCTGCGGCCAATGCAGATATTTCTGATGAGACCTTGGCCGAAGTTTATAAAATTTTAGGGAAAAAAAAGAATGACTAAATCAAACCTTGATCTCGCTGTTATTGAGATTACAAGAACAGTAGATGAAGCCAAAAAACTGGCCGAAACCGGACCTACCGTTAACGAAGAGGGTCATTTGCTGTTTAACGGCAAAAAACTGGCTACGCTCATCATGCCGTCTACTTTGTCTGCTAATGTCGCGCAGGCTTTGGGCAGCGACGAAACCGCCTCGCGCCTGTACCAAGAACAAAGCGAGTTTGAAACGCAACAAGTCAACGCAAACACGCGTATTGCGTTGGAAAACGGCGTGTACTACATCGAGGACGCGCTGCCCGCTGATTTAAAAAACAAGGTGCGTACGCGATGGTATGAAACCAATGAGCGGCCGGAAGAAGCCCTGAAAATTGTGCAGTTGATCCAGGCGTTTTTGGATAAGCTGCCGTCAAACGTATACATAAGCTCGCGCGGGGGCGTGTTCCCGACGACCAAAAACAAAGGCTATGCACCGGATTTTTATGGAGCGGACAACCGTACGGTCAGCCGTGGCGTTAAGCTTAATGGTCAGCCTCATACCATCACAATGACCCTGCATGGTGGTCAATCGTGTTTGTCGCTTCGACGATTTATGTTTAATACCATCGACTTTAGTAAGGCGTGGTTTATCGCCGAGGAGATGGGGCAGGACGTATTCCACCTGTGCGACTGGTCTGAGGGTAACCGTATTATTCACGGCGGTAACATCCGTACCCGGGCGTATCTCAAATATGGTTACGTTCGCGGGGCTGATTTAGATAAGATGCTGTTCCGCCCCATTGATGGGTGGACGAAAGAGCGTCCGCACATTGGTACCGGATTGGGCGAAAAGGGTGCGTTTGAGGGCGGTCTTAATAGCACGACCTATCCGATAGTCGATAATGCTTGTTTTCTTAACAACAGCCTAATTACTGAGCATATTACCCAGTTCCCAGGCTTCAACAAGGACAAAATTTTCGACCTGATTCGCTCCGAGTCGGGCGAACGGTATCTCAGCGCGGGCGGGTATTTCGACGAAAACGGTGAGTCAGCATTCCCGCAGCCCGATGGGACAACCTCCCGCAGTTGGGGCAACTGGCGCGGCTGCCAAGCGGGTAGCCGAGGGTATGGCTGGCGTATCTTCGGTACCAAAAATACACGCGTTGAGTATTTCGACGTCCGAGGTTTTAACGGCGGCGCGGTAGTCTGTGGTTTGTATGGTACGCCGAAGGGCGAAGACATCGGTGCGCGAGACTCGGTCAAGGCGTATGAAAACGGTATCGTTGCCGTCAATACCAAAATCTCCGGCGGTTATTTTACACACAACTATATCTGCGGTGTCGAGGCCATTAGGGTATCAGGCTATGAGTTGTGCGGGATATACGCGCCCGACTCCGTCGTCGGCCATCCCGACGCGCATCTTGAGCATACACGCGGAATCGGCGGTGGTACGTCTCTTGATCCGGGATACCAGCAATGTACATCCCGATATCTGCCGATGGACAATCTGTACATCCACGACAATGTCTTCGGATTAGGAATGCGCAAAGTCATGGATATCCATGTTGGCAACAACGTTAAGATTGTAAACAACAGCGGCCGCGCGATGTATTACGGCATCAGTACGGTAATCGAAGAGATTTTTGCCGGTCAATTAATTGACCATACCAAGCCGAATACAAGTAAGGACACAGCCGACCCAAACAGCTTTTATTATCAAGATTGTAATATTGAGGTGCGCGGAAACGTCATCGTGAGTGGGTTGTTTGGGTTGCACCCGGTCAACGGCGCGAAAGGCGTTAAAACCCGTAAGGATGAGGGCAAATGGTTCTTACGCTGCCACCAAGTATGGGAAGGAAACATTGTCTACGCCCCGCGCGGCATGTTATGTAATTTTGGCCATAACCACTTTGTGGTCAAAAACAACATGTTTACCTTCGCCTTGCCTTTTGGAATCTTTTACGGCTTACACCAAATCTCGCAAATCAGGGTGACCAATGGCGGTAGCGGTTATACGTCTCCTCCCAAAGTAGTGATTACCGGCGGTGGTGCAGAGGCCTTTGACGGGGCTGGTCGTGCCAAGATTAAGGACGGTAAGGTCATCGACATCATCGTGGAGCGCATGGGTAGCCGCTATACCGAGCCGCCAACCGTTACGCTGGTGGGTGGCGGTGGCAGCGGAGCTACTGCCGAGGCATACGTGAATACTTTTACATATGGTATGCAAATCGGTGCGGAGGGTAATTACGGGACGATGTTAGGGTCCAATATTACGGGTAATTACGTGCAAAACTCACCGGACGGTAATTTTATTCGGCAATTTGTGATTGGTAATTTAAGAGGGTCAATTTTTGCGTGTAACTTTGCGGATGTGACACCGTACTCAAGTGTGTCTAGGGCGAAAAAGCCGTTTGGGGATCCGTATGTAAGCAACTCTATCAAGTATCGGGACGGCATCGGTAGTTTAGGTTTTTACGGTGGCGCGCTCGAAACTTGCGAGGTTTGGGGTAATTTTGTTTTTGACCAATTAACCGATAAACTTGAAATTTGGACTGGCGACAATGCAAAAGGCAGTGTACATACAAAATACCTGCCTACCGGTCATCAAGATGTCCTTAATGCTGTCAAGTTTAAGGCTCTTGAGATGCAACTTGCCGCGTTGCAAGAAGAGGTGGCTAATATGAAACTTAAAGCCACAACTACACCGAGTCCGGCTCAACCGCAACCGCCTCAAAATGCTGACAGCGGCAGTGGACAAGACGGTGCAGCTACTGCACAACCGACAACGCCTGTGGCTCCGGCACCGACAACACCGGCACCTGTAACGCCAGCTAACCCACCGGCAAATAGCGATCAGGCGCAAAGCCAGCCTGCGGCCAAGCCCGAAACGTCCATCAAATTTACATTCGACGGTGTGGAAACGACGGCTACGGAGGCTGTCAGCAGCAACGACACAGCGAAGCTGAAAACCTTAAACAACTCCATCAAATCGGGCGAGCCTGAAGGCTGGGTTGGCGCGTTTGGAGAGGTTGATGGGCATAAAGTCATGTTTGCGAGTGCGGCTGGTACTGATAAAGGCGTACGCTATATTGAGAGTGATGGCATTGCGTCTGATGGATCATCAGATAGTGCAATCATTGTGCCGATTAAGGTCTCATCAGTTGCAAGTAACGGCGGGTCTTTTGCGGCGGTAGTCCTTAATGGCCGCAATATCGTCAACTCAGGTCTGCTGGTGACGGACGCAGATGGCGGATTTAAGTTGCGACCTGTTGACGGTACGACCGTTAACGGACAACCAATTTCCGCCGGCAAAATCTACGAATACGATAAATGGCATGTTGCCGTTATCACCATAAAATCAGGCGAGGACCGTCGATTTGATAAAGTAAGATTTGGCCTTAACCATGCGGGCAACTCGGGACGTAGCGTAACGATTGGTGCAGGCATCGAGTTTGTTCAAGGGGACATCAGTAAGGCGGCTGATAAAGCAGCAGCATTGATAGCTAAATACAGCAACGATGCGCCTGTTACTCCAAGCCCTGCCACTCCACCGCAATCTGACAGTGGCTCACAAGGTAATCCGCCAGCAAGTAGCGGGACTAGTCAAGGCGGTGCAAGTGCTGCACAACCGACAACACCAGCTCCAGCTACGTCAGCAACAAATAGCGATGGAGCTACGCAAAGCCAGCCAGCCGCTAATCGGTTTGCCAACCTCAAACGCAGTATCAGCTTTTTTGGCGACTCAACAAATGCGCGCATTGGCGACCACGCAATAAAAGTAGCAAAAGACGATAACATCCCAGTTATCAACAATGCCCAAGGCGGCAGCTTGGCATCCTATGCGCTTATGTCGATGGACGGGTCTCCTGTTGATGTTAAATTTAATGTCGATACCATTCCAGCAAAAGGCCAGAATGTGTTTGTAGAGGGAGAATTGGTTTACGGCGAAAATGTGACGCCATTCAGCTTGCATTCAACTGTTGTCATGATAGGTGATGGGATTGAAGCCTCTATCGTAGGGCAAACTGCAAATGTCAAAATCTTTCCGCGCGACAACCAGTCCCATAGTGTCGTTGTAGGCGATAAATATCCTGTACGTCTCAAAAATAGTGGCGGCGTCGATGGCATTTGCGTCCTTGCCACTGGCAAAAACGATGTTAACGGTGCTAACTGGGGCAATTGGCAGGCAGCGTTAGAGCGTGTTAAAGGGTACATTCAAAAGTGTATCGCCCTTGTACAGCCAAAAGATGCACCTCGATATATTGTCTTGCCTATTTGGGCTGATAACAAGGCTGGATGGGCGAAAGAAGAACATCCTTACCGCCACCAGCTTAAAGATGAGCTAAACAAGTGGATACGCACAACGTACGGCGAAAACGTATATGACATTGAGTCGTATATGTTGTCAGAGCAGATTTGGGCGGATACTGGCATCACGCCAAATGAGGCTGACAAACAGGCTCAAAAAGACGGGATTATGCCGTTATCTCTGTCTTATGACGGCGGTGCACATTTCTTGCCTGCTGTCGAGGCTGTTATCGCTGGCAAGATTATTGCCAAAGCAAAAGAGTTACATTATTTGTAATGGTTAAAAATAAAAGGTCGTCTGAAAACAGGCGACCTTAGAAAGGAGATTGAAAAATAAAGTGGGACGGCGACGTAGCGGTGCGGGAACACCGCTACGCCAGCCAAGCAGAGCAACCCTGCATTGACTTCTAGGCCGCCTTAGTCTCTAGAGACGGAGGCATTCTATCCGTGATATGGGAGTGAGTGCAAATGCAAATTTTCCGCGAAATGCGCTGCAAATACTGCGGCAAACTGCTTGCCAAAGGCAGCGGATACGTGCAAATCAAATGTGCACGCTGTAAAAACATCAATTCATTCAGTAACTAAAAAATCAGCAGAGTGCCGTTGAGCATCTCATTTTATCTGACTCCGAGCGTCCCGAATGCCGCAAATTAGGAGTATATATATGATGCAAAAAACACAACAGACTCTACCGATTATCCCTTGGATGGGTGGTAAACGCCGATTGGCAAAACACCTGTTGCCCATGTTCCCCGAGCATTCTTGTTATGTTGAGCTGTTTTCAGGTGGCGCGGCGTTGTTCTTCATGCGCCCAACGCCTGCTAAAGTGGAGGTACTCAACGACATCAACGGACAGCTCATCAACCTGTACCGCGTGGTACAACACCACTTTGACGAGTTCGTCCGCCAGTTTGAGTGGTCACTGACAAGTCGAGAGGTCTTTGCCCGTCTGCAAAGCACCCCGCCTGATTGCATGACCGATATTCAACGAGCTGCCCGGTTCTTTTATTTGCAGCACAATGCCTTCGGTGGCAAGACCGTCCATCAACATTTTGGCACGGCTACCACGTCAAAAGCGTGGGATGCGTCGCAAATTAGAGCAAAACTGACAGCAGCCCAAGTCCGGCTGAGAGGTGTGTTCGTCGAAAACGAGACGTGGGATCGATGCTTCAAACGGTATGACCGAGAGCATACCTTCTTCTACGCAGACCCGCCGTACTGGCAAACCGCAGGTTACGCCCACGCATTCGATTGGACGCAGTATGAGCTGCTGGCCAAAGCAATGGCGGAGAGCAAGGGCAAATTCATGCTGTCCATCAATGACCATTCTGATATAAGGGAGTTGTTCAAAGACTTCCGCATCACCCCGCTTGAGCTTGCCTATACGGTCGGCAGAGACAAAACCGGTAAAACCAGCGGCGAGCTGGCCATATGTAATTGGTAA